GCATAATCAATTGGGACGAAGGGCGGATGCTTGACTTTGTGATGCTGGACGAAACGCACCGAGAAGTTGGCGAAGACCTTGAGTGGAAAATAAAAGAGCAGTATCGGATGCTCCGGGTAATGGATGGCACTTATGAGCAGGCACAATTTGACCTGGAAGACGGCAAAGACATTGACGAAAGCAAGTTCATCACGCCGACGCTTTTCGGCAACCAACTGAATAAAATCCCGTTTGTCTTTATTAATTCAAAAGATTTGGAGCCGGGTGTCGATAAACCCCCGCTACTGGGGTTGAGCGATGTTGCTTTGACCATTTACCGGGGCGAGGCAGATTATCGCCAGAACCTTTTCATGCAGGGGCAAGATACCCTGGTTGTTAAGACCAACAAGAAAGACAAAGAGGAAGGCGCGCTACGGACGGGTGCGGGGGCGAGAATTACCATCGAACCCGAAGGCGACGCAAAGTACATCGGGGTGGATTCCAAAGGACTCGCAGAGCAACGTCAAGCAATTGAATCGGACCGGACCAGGGCAGAACATAAAAGTGGCCAAGCAATTACGGCCAAGAAGGGCGGTGTTGAATCTGCGGAAGCGTTGCACATTCGCGTGGGTTCTCAGTCAGTGACCTTGACGGATGTTGCCAACACGGCGGCGGCAGGATTGGAAGCCATGCTGAAGATCGTTGCGGAGTGGTCAGGGGCAAATCCTGAACTCGTGAAAGTCACGCCAAACTTGGACTTCACAAACGAAGAAATGGAAGGCAAGACGCTGCTCGACTTGGCAACAGCAAACTCAATCGGCGCGCCAATCTCCAAGCAATCAATCCATCGCAAAATGGTACAGCAAGACATGACCGAGATGGACTTCGAAACCGAAATGCAAACGATTGAAGAAGAAAAGGCGAATCCGTGATCAAAGTCACGCTGGCAAGTGAAGACCCGGAGGAATTCAAGCGAAGGCTCGCGCGCGCAGAAAAAGCAAGGAAGATTCTTGCCGAAAAAGTCAAAAAAAGCGGCCTTCCCTTTTCGACTTTCGGGGTGGTTGTTGACGGTGACAAAATAAGGGGCATGGACGTTGCCGACTAGTTTCTACGTTCTTGATAATGTAAACACGACGCCAAAAGGGGAGGGGATTGTTCGCGCAGTAAGAAAGATGGCTGCCGAACTAACCGAGCGGTTGGGTGATGATGAGTTTGCTTTCGAGTGGTCAATTACTCAAGTCGAAATCCCGGCACGCGATACCTTGCTTCCTATTGAAGCAACGGAAGTCAACTTGTATGCCTTTGATATAGAAGGCGATGAAATAATAAATTTCACAGTCGATTTCTATAACTTAAAGGAAAAGGCTCCCGAGCTGCAAGCCAGTTTTTTGGCAATCAATCCAAAAATGCAGAATCAAGGGCTGTCGCGTATTTTTTTGCGAGGTAGCGTTGATGCATTGCAAAACATTGGCGGGAAAAAAGTCGTGGTCGACGCCGCGTTGGATCGTGGCGGGTATGCTTGGCTCCGCGCGGGATTCTTCCCTGATGAAGAGTTTTACCACAAGAAGCTGCGGCGGATTGTCTTTGAAAGTAAGCATTTGACAACTGAGCAAAAGGGCGCTTTTCTTGGAAAGAACGCGGACGAATTGCGCGAGTTTGTTTTGTCGGATGAATTCAGAAACTATAAAAAAGCGTTTAGCGGGCAAAGTTGGGTAGGGTCCGCAGATATAACAGACCAACGCACTCTGCAGGCAATGTTGGGAGAATATGTAACTAACGCAGGCGCGAAGCTGGCAACAACCACAGCCAACCGTGAACTCAGCGACGCATACCTTCGTCACCAGATTCATTTGTTGAGAGGGGCAAAGGGCGAAGCGAAACGGATAAACGCGCTGCTCGATCAATCGCAAGAGGAAATCTCCGGGATATTGCGCGCATATGATAACAGTGGCGGGAGCGGCGGGATTATTTCCCCCGCCTTCCATCGGCGTCTTGAGAATTTACAAGCCGAAATAGCCGCGATACGAAGCAAAGCCTTCAAAGAATCAATGGGTGAGTTAGACGAGGCAATGGTGGTGCTCGCTAAATCGGAACCTGTGACCATAGACAACATAAACCGCACGGTTTCGCCGGTGGTTATCAATAACAAAATCCCAACGACGCAGACATTACAATCCATTGTGAAGTCACGGCCATTCCAGGGCAAGGTGCTCAAAGAATGGGCAGAGACAATGGAGTCAGCCGACTTGGCGCGAATCCGCAACCAAGTGCAGTTGGGCATGGTAAATGGCGAATCCATGCAGACCATAACACGCCGGGTGTTTGGCACGTTACAAGCAGAGGGAACCGATGGGGTTGTTAATATTACCCGCAACCAAATAAACGCCATTACCCGCACAGCGGTGCAGCATGTAGCGAATCAGGCGCGGCGTGAGTTTGCGCTACTGAATGCGGACATCGCGCCACGGGAACGATACACGGCGACGTTGGACAGCAGGACCACGCTGGTTTGTATGAGTCTGGACGGCAACATCTACAAAGTCGGGGTGGGACCATACCCGCCGATCCATTTTCAATGCCGGTCAATTCGCCGCCAGATTTTCAGCGATGAAGTATTGGGACATAGACCAGCCAAGCAGGTAACCGACCAAATGTTGGTCAGGCAATACACGCGCGAAAACGATTTGAAAATTACCGGCTCGCGTAAATTATTGCCGAAAGGGCACAAAGGCAAGTTCGATGCGTGGGCAAGGAAACGGACCCGGCAGTTAATCGGACCCGTGCCAGCCGTTACAAATTACGAAATATTTTTGAGAAGTCAGTCACGGGAGTTTGTGGAAGACACGCTCGGAAAGACAAAATCGAAGCTTTTTATCAATGGCAATTTACCGCTCAAGCGGTTCGTCCATCGGACCGGCGACGAGTTGACACTTGCCGAAATAGCAACCAGGGACAGCGATGCATTTTTATCGGCTGGCCTTGATCCAGCAGATTTTTTGTAAAAAGGGGCAGAAACCAAAATGAAACTACAATCAACAATAGAAGACATCAATACACTGGACGAGCCGTTTCGTGATTTGTATGTGTTGCGGGACGGGAAGTACCACTTTGATGGGGTGGACGGCATAAAGACGCAGGCAGACATTGACCGCTTGCAAAGTTCACTGAGCAAAGAAAGAAATGCGCACAAAGAAATCCGCGATAAGTTTGCGCCATTGATAGACCAAGACCCGTCCGAAATTTTAGCCATGTTGGACAAGTTTCCAGAATTGGAGGCGGCTGCACAAGGGGCAAGTGACCCGGAAAAAATCCAGGCGCTGGTTGATGCGAAACTGAACGCAATCAAAGCCCCGCTCGAACGGGAATTGAATACAACCAAAAAAACCAAAGCAGAACTCGAAATGCAACTCCAGCAATTGACCCAGGAAAAGCTTTCGCGCTCTATTCATGACAGCGTAATCAAGGAAGTCAGAAAAGCCAAGCTACCGATAGAAGTGGACGAGGACGTTTTGCTCAATGCCGACCGGATATTCGAAGTAATCGACGGACAAGTACAAACCAAAGACGGCGTCGGCGTGACGCCGGGGATTGACCCGGCATCTTGGTTGGCTGAAATCTTGCCACGCAAACCCCATTGGCGCGGACCTTCGTTTGGTGGTGGGGCAAGAGGGTCGCAAGGCGGCAGCAGTTTTGGAACCAATCCCTGGACCGCCAAAGATTGGAACAAAACCGAGCAGGGTAGGGTTTATCGTGAAGACCCGCAGAAAGCAGAACAAATGGCAAAAAGCGCAGGCACGACACTTTCAGGCGCTAAACCAAAGTAAAAATGCGTAACCTTTTAACTTAATTGAATTTGTTTTTTTTATGTTGTATGGTGTCGGGATTCAATCACATGGGTGATTAACTTTTCAAAATCGTGGGTCATGGGGCCATTCTTATTTAATTATGGGAGGGCCAAAACATGGCTGCAGGTGATACAAGAATCGCCGATATTGTCGTACCAGAAGTATTCTCAGGATACACCCAACAACTAACAACCGAAAAATCGGCGTTTGTGGCATCGGGGGCAATGACGCTCGACCCGCAAATGAGCGCGAATCTTGCAGGTGGGGGGTTGACCTTCAATTCGCCAAGCTTTAAGGATTTGGACAACGACGCTGACAACATCGGCTCGGATGATCCAGCGGTTGATTCAACGCCAGTAAAAACCGGCACAAGCACAGAAATCCAGGTCCGTTTAACCCGTAACCAATCATGGTCCACCATGCACTTGGCAAGCGAGTTGGCCGGTGCTGACCCGGCTGAATCCATCGCGCAGCGGGTATCCTCTTATTGGATGCGTCGTTTGCAAGCCGCAACAATCGCAACCGTGACTGGTTTGTTCGCCGATAACGCAGCCGCACCAGCCGGTTCCGAGCACGTGCAAAATGATATGACGCACGACATTAGCGGTGTATTCTCCGACGGCGTAACCAACTTCAGCACAGCCGCACTAATTGACGCAGCCGCCACAATGGGCGACTCCGCTGATGATCTTGCTTTGATGGTTGTCCACGCGGTGGTTTATGCACGTATGCGCAAAAACAACCTGATTGACTTTATTCCTGATTCAGAAAACCCAGCTGCTGCACGTATCGCCACTTTCCAAGGGCAATACCGCGTCATTGTGGATTCTGCTATGCCAAATGGCTCAGGCGATTTCGATACTTGGCTGTTTGGTCCAGGTGCGCTTCGACTTGGCACAGGTGCGCCAAAAGTACCAACCGAAATCGAATCAAAGCCAAGCGCCGGTAACGGTCAAGGGCAGGAAATCTTATACAACCGCACTCAGTGGCTTATCCATCCAGCAGGCAACGCTTATGTAGGTACAGCGCCGAATGGTGGACCAACCAACGCA